AATTTCCTTTTACACTAAACGATGACATAGGATTCATTGATGAAACCAATACATCCAATCCATACACGGAAGTATGGTACGCCAACACCTCAAGCACAAGTGTAGGAATAGGACTTGCCTACTCAACAAATTGGGGAGCAGATATAGACCCTTACTATTTAGCTTCGGTAGGAAAGAGTTTATACCAAACATATTGGTATGATTACATCAATGACTTGTACAACGACAAGCGTAGGGTTTACAACGTGAGCGCAATCCTGCCTTTAGGTAAGATTCTAAAACTCCAACTCAACAACAAGCTCATTTGGAACAACCAACGGTGGATTATTAATAGTGCCAATGTCAATATGACTACGGGAGAGACTAAGTTTCAACTACTAAATCAAGTGTAATGGATAAGAACTTTTTCGGTTATATAATAGAGATGCTTCAAAAGACATCCTACCGCAACAAGAGCGAAGAGATACAAATAGCCTTGGGAAAATACTACCTACCTAGCGACTTCAAAGGGATGGTTAAAAAGATTAAGAGAATATGGCAACAATAAAAGAGTTTGAAGTAAAAGCAAACACCGCAGAAGCGGTAGATGAGGTAGAAAAACTCAGACAAGAACTAGAGCTTACCGGAGGCACGGTAAAAAATTTAGAAGGTGCTTTAGAAGAGGCGGGCAAAAAGGCCGTTAAAGGCTCTAAAGAAGCCGCCTCTGAAGACCGCGAGGCAAATAGAGCCAAAGAAGAGGCTGTCCGCATTATTGACCGAGCTACTGGTGGATATGTGGAGATGGGTACTAAGGCCGTCAAAGCCTATAAGGTCATTAGTTCTGAGGTTGTTAAGGGTATTGCTTTAGGTAAACAATGGATTGCTTCATTTTCTTTCACAAACCTTATCGCCAAAGTAAAAGGCTTTGGGGTTGCCCTTAAAGCATCTTTTCAAGCGGGGACTCTTGGGGCTAAGGCTTTAAGGACTGCGCTAATATCTACGGGTATCGGTGCGTTGGTGGTAGCTCTTGGCCTTATTGTAGCTTACTGGGATGACATTGTTGGTGCGGTTAGTGGGGTAAGCTCTGAACAAAAAAAACAACTAGACCTAGCCGAGCAAAATGTAGCAGCCCAACAAGAGGCGGCAGTAGCATTAAGCCTACAAGAGAACTCCCTTAAACTGCAAGGCAAGAGCGAGAAGGAAATCCGAGACTTAAAGATTCAACAGACCAATGAGACCATCGCAGCGGTAGAGGCACAACTTGCCGCGCAAGAGTCACTTAGGGAGTCCCAGATAGCAGCATCAAAAAGAAATAAAGCCATCCTAAAAGGTGTGCTTGAGTTCATTACTCTTCCATTAGCTCTGCTTCTTAAAACGATTGATGGCGTGGCTTCTTTATTTGGCGCAGATTGGGATTTGGAGGAAAAACTCTTCGGAAGCATTGCTGAGATGGTCTTTGACCCCGAAGAGGTAGCGACTGAGGCAGAAGCTACTATTGAAGAAACCAAAAGCCAATTAGCCGAGCTTGAAAAAACTCGTGACGGGTATTTGTTAGATGAGAAAAAAGAAGGCGCAGCAGCAGCTAAGCAACGCCTAGAGGATGCCAAGAAACTAGCTGAGCAACTACAAAAGATAGAAGAGGAAACTGCTGGGATTCGCGCTAGTATTTGGGAGAAGTCAGCCGAAGACGAGCGTCTCCGTGAAAATCGTAGATATCTAAATGAAACAAAGAATCTAGGTCTACGCAGAAAGCAAGACATAGCCGCAGCCGAAGGCAACGAGCAACTAATTAAAGCCATAAAAGAAAAGTACCAAGCATTAGCAGAGCAAACACAAGCTAACCATAATGATGCTTTAGCCAACATAGACGAGAAGGCAGCAGAGAAAGCCCTAAAACAAGTCCAACAAATAGAAGACCTCAAGCTGGGCCTTATGGAGGATGGAAAAAGTAAGGAGCTTGAAGCTCTTGAAATTAAATACGCAAGACTATATCAAGCAGAGATGGGAAATTTGGAGGCATTACAACTGCTTCAAGATACCCACGAGAAAGAAAAAGCAGCAACCACAAAGAAATACGATGACGCGGCTATTAAGAAGCGTAAGGATTTCCAAAACCAAATTAAGGATGTCGTTCTAGATGCAGCTAGTGCCACCATTTCAAACTTGATGTCTCTGAATGAGATATACGATAAGGATGACGAGGCAGCAGCAAAGCGAGCATTTGAGCGCAACAAATCCCTTCAGATAGTACAAGCTATCATTAACACCGCTGGAGGCATTATAGGGCAGTTAAACGTCCCACAAGACCAACTTACGGGGGCTAACTGGATTAAGGCGGCAGTTATTGCTACAACTGGAAAAGTTCAAATCGCTACCATTCGCTCACAACAATTTAACGGAGGCAAGGCTTCGGCTGGTGGTACATCACCTAAAGCCCCCGCTGCCCCGCAAGTATCCCCCTCGTTTAATATCGTTGGGCAAAGCGGAACAAACCAACTACTGCAAGGTATTTCTGGGCAATTTGGTCAGCCTCTAAGGGCTTATGTAGTGGGTAGCGATGTAACAAGCTCCCAAGAGATGGAAAGAAAACGAATCAAAACGGCCACATTCGGTTAATTAGTTATGAAAATCATTGAATTAGTACTTGATGAGACGGCAATGCTTAACGGCATTGATGCTATCTCTATCGTAGAGAATCCAGCTATTGAGGAGAACTTTATTGCCCTCAAAAACCAGCAAAAGGTAGAGTTTGCTACCCAAAGCGAGGACAAGCGTTTGCTTATTGGCCCAGCTCTAATCCCAAATAAAACCATTTACCGCCACCAACAAGGCGAAGAGTTTTATGTGTATTTCGCCAAGGGAACTATCCGAAGAGCATCAGAGCTTTTCCTAATGCGTGGCAACCAAAACAACAGTACTCTAGAACACGAGGCACAAATTCACGGTCTAAGTGTAGTTGAGTCTTGGATTATTGAGGACGCAGAGCAAGACAAGTCCCGCCTCTATGGTTTAAATATGCCCGTAGGTACTTGGATGGTATCTGTAAAAGTCAACAATGAGGACGTATGGAATAACTTCGTAAAAACGGGCGCAGTAAAAGGCTTCTCTATTGAGGGCTATTTTGCCGACAAAGTGCAGATGGCTAAAATGAAGTTAGCAAATGAGGACTTATTATCTGAGGTAGAGAATATGACTCACCAAGAGGCTATGGAATTTTTATACGAGGTAACCAAAATACTGAAGGACTATGAATGATGAGACACCTAGCCGTTCAAGCCCGAAGGGCGCGAAAAGAGCGTGCTACTGTAAGGACAAAAACACCTACTCACGAAAGTGCTGCAATGGCTCTCTATGGGCGCAAGGCATAGGTGTTACCGTCAAGCTGCCCGAATAAAAATGTAACAAAACAAGAAAACCCAATTATTTAGTTATGAAAGCAAACGTACTTTTGAAAAACATCCTTGCCGAATTGTCCGCTAAGCGCGTCAAATTGGCTCAAGCCACGTTAGAAAATGGCACGGTCTTAGAGGCCGAAGCTTTTGAAGCTGGCAATGAAATCTTTATCGTTACGGAAGATGAGCGCATTCCCGTTCCCGTTGGCGAGTATATTATGGCTGACGGTTCTATGCTCTATGTAGTAGAAGAAGGCGTTATCTCTGAGGTTAAGTCTGCTGGTGCAGAATCAGAAGAGGAAGCAGTAGCCATTGAGGCTGAAGACGAAACCGTAGAGGTAGAAGTTCCCGCTGAGGTAGCTGCTCCGATGGAAGAAATTGTTAGTGCAGTAGTTGAGGCCATTGCCCCTATCATTGAAGAGATTCAAGTAGCGGTAGAGGAGATGCGTAAAGAGATGAATAGCTATAAAGAGAAGATGAGCAAGCAAGCTGCTGCGCGTCCTATCAAGCACAATCCATCTAAGCCAGAACCTAAGCAGAACATTCACCTTGCAAGTGGCCGCGTGCAGTCTACGCTTGACCGCGTGATGGCTAAGATGAGCAACATCAAGTAAGATGGATACCAAAAAGGTAGTATTCGCCAAACTCTTTTCTAAAGAGGCAAATAAGATTTCTATGGCTAAGGCTCGTAGAATGAAATTTGGTATGCTTCAAGACCTTGAGTCCGTGTCTGATTCATTTATGGGTTATCATCAAAGCTTGAATGATAATTTAGTTGAATTTACTTATGCCCTTAGTGGAGCTGCTGCTTGGGAAAACAAAATAGTTGCTGCTTACGATGACCTAGCTATCGTAAAAGAAAAAATGGACTATTTAATTGCAGACCTTAAATTCTTAGCTCAAAATGCTGGTCTTGAAGAGTCTGATTTTCCAGCCTTGCAAAAAGCTGAGGAAATGATTGAAAAATTTGAAAGAATTGAAGGTGAGCAAATGGATGCTCGCGATGCCCTTATTACAATCGGTCAACTTTTACGATAATGGCAAATACGAAAAAAGTAGTATTCGCCAAGCTTTTCGCAAAGCCCGCAAATACCAAACTCTCCAAGGTTCGTAAACTTAAATTGTCCGTAGTGGACGAGATTGAGTCTAATGTTCAATGGCTTGAGAACTCTTACTCTGAGGCATCTTATTATGTTGACGAGCGTTGGGATGAGATTCTAGACGAGGTTTATGAGTTTCAAAACAAACTTAGTATGGAGGTTGACAATGTGGTTGTAAATGGCGAGGGTCGTTCTTTGGACGAAGCTGGCTATAAAATGCTTGGCCTTTTGCAAAAGCTTGAAACTGGTGCAGAAGACTTAGGCGTAGACCCCGCTGAATTGCTTGACAATTATCTGGTGATTCTAGAAATGGCACAAAACGCGGAAAGCGTCTTTGAGTCTTTTGTGGATAAGTATAAGGAGATAGTTAAGCAAAGCTCTAACGGCCTTGCTACTTTCTTGTCTAAGACACCTAAGCGAAAGTAATGACTCGCACACAACGCATCTATAATTTGATGTTTGGGGCTGCTGAAAGTTTCAAAGCTGAGAACACAAGAGCCGCGCGTAAAATGGCCTTGTCTCTAAGTGATGACCTTGAGGTAGTAGCAGACAGAATTGACGATGCTACCAGCCGCTCTCTTAATATAGAGGAAGACTTGGGCAGCACCGTAGAAGCGATGGAAGAGGCAATGCGCTTTCTTAGTGAATTACTCTCAGAGGCTGAGTCTTTGTACTCAGACCTAGAGTCTTTCAAAGATGAAGCAGAAAAAGCCTCTAATGAATATAGTGAATTGGCAGACGAGCTAGGTATTAACCCTAGCGACAACCCAAATTACGAGAGAGCTACCGCTGGGCAGCTCCAAGCACAAAACTCAATTAACACCCTTGAGCAACTTATACAACGCGCTCAAAATTTTAAATAATAATTAAATAAACCAAAAGTAAAATGGCTACTACTACTAGCATTACTACTACCTACGCGGGCGAGTTTGCGGGCAAATACATTGCCGCAGCTCTCCTTTCTGGTACAACTCTTGAAAAAGGACTTATCTCTATTAAGCCAAACGTCAAGTACAAAGAGGTCATCAAGAAAATCGCTACTGACGATATCGTCAAGAACGGAACTTGTGATTTTGACCCTACCTCAACCTTAACATTGACCGAGCGCGTTCTTCAAACAGAAGAGTTCCAAGTCAATTTACAGTTGTGTAAAAAAGATTTCCGCACGGATTGGGAAGCAGTACAAATGGGCTATTCTGTCTATGACAACTTGCCTCCTTCATTCACAGACTTTTTGTTGGCTCACGTTGCCGAGCAAGTAGCTCAGCGCATTGAGACTAACATCTGGGCTGGTGTTAACGCAACTGCTGGTCAGTTTGACGGATTCACTACATTGTTCGCTGCTGATGCAACCGTTATTGATGTAACAGGTACTTCGGTTACTGCTTCAAATGTTATTACAGAAATGGGCGCGTTAGTTGACGCTATCCCAGCCGTCCTTTACGGCAAGGAAGATTTGACTATCTATGTTCCTCAGAATGTCGCTAAGGCTTACGTCCGCGCATTAGGTGGTTTTGGTGCTTCTGGAGTAGGCGCACAAGGTATGGACAACAAGGGTACAATGTGGTACGGTTCACAAGACTTGTACTTTGACGGTATCCGCGTTGCAATGGTTAACGGTCTTCCTTCTAACGAGATGGTTGCCGCACAGTCTTCTAACTTGTATTTCGGAACTGGTTTATTTAGCGACCACAATGAGGTTAAAGTTCTTGATATGGGCGATTTAGATGGCTCCCAAAATGTTCGCGTCATTATGCGATTTACGGCTGGATTGCAGTACGGAATCGGTGCTGAGGTCGTGTACTACGCTTAATCAATTCAATAATTAACTAAGAGGGGGTGTGGGTAAATGCCCCGCCCCCTTTTTTAATCCTTATAAAAAATGGCGTGCGATTTAACACAAGGCCGTAAAGTTCCGTGCAAAGACGTAGTTGGTGGTATTAACCGCGTTTGGTTTGTGGACTTTGGCGATTTAGGAACATTAACTATTGGTGCAGACGATGAGCTTACCAATGCTACGGGTACTTTTTCTGCTTACGAGTATGATGTAAAAGGTGCTAACTCTTTAGAGCAAAACTTTAACGTAAGCCGCGAGAACGGCACTACGTTCTTTGAGCAAGTATTGAACTTGACATTGACAAAGTTGAGCAAAGAAGATAACAAGGAACTAAAGCTTATTGCTTATGGCCGTCCCCATATCTTTGTGGAAGACTATAACGGTAATGTTTTCTTGGTAGGTGCAGACCACGGGGCTGAGGTCACGGGTGGAACTGCCGTAACTGGTTCTTCTATGGGAGACTTATCGGGTTACACCCTTTCTCTCACGGGAAGCGAGAAGCGTATGGCTAACTTTGTGGATGGAGCTACGGCTGCCGACCCATTTGTTGGTCTAGCTTCTGCTACTGCTACTATCGTAGTAGGTACGAACTCTTAATAAGTTCTCTTCTCTATACACTAAGGCCACCCTCTGGGGTGGCTTTTTTGTTGGAATAAAGAACAAAAGGATAAACGAAAGTTATTTAACTAGATTTCTAGAATATGCACATAGTACAACCCATAGCAACAACTCAAGCGATTGTTTTAGTTCCTAGAGCGTTTGCCGAAGGTTCTGAGGTTGCAGTATATTTAACGGACGAAAGTACCAATACAACGGCTACAATCACACCAAGCGTAACCGAAGCAGATGGGTATATGACCCTTGCGGCTATTTACGATGTCAATGAGGGTACTTTTTACACTCTTGAAGTAGTTTTGAGTAGCACAGTCATTTATCGCGGGCGGGTATTCTGCACAAGTCAAACCAACTTAGCTCAATACACCGTTAACGAAAACCAATATGTAACCGAAGACAGTTACAATAATGAATTTATAGTCTTATGAGTAATATAAGAGTAGTCAATATGAGTTCCTATACTGCCCCCGTAGTAAAGGAAGTACAAAATAAGGACTGGATAGAGTACGGGGCTGACAATAGCTACTTCCAGTACCTCATTGACCGCTATAATGGTAGCCCAACTAACAACGCCATCATTAACGGCATCATAGAGCTTTTGTACGGACGTGGTTTGGACGCTTCCGATAGCGAACGAAAGCCCGATGAGTACGCTCAAATGAAGGCATTGTTTAATAAAGACTGTCTGCGGAGGCTTTTGAGTGATTATAAAATGCTGGGCCAATGTGCTATCCAAGTTATCTACTCACAAGACCGTAATAAAATTGTTCAAGTAGCACACTTACCCGTTGAAAGCATCCGTGCTGAAAAATGCAACGATGAAGGGGAGATTGAAGCGTATTACTACGCCAAAGGCTGGCACGAAGTATCCATCCGTAAAGAAGTCCCCGTGCGCATCCCCTCTTTTGGGTATAGCGAGGAGGGCATTGAAGTCTTATATGTAAAGCCATATCGGGCTGGCTATTTTTATTATAGCCCAGTTGACTATCAAGGAGGCTTACAATACGCGGAGCTTGAGGAAGAGGTAGCAAACTACCACATCAATAACATCAAAAATGGCCTTTCCCCGTCACTTTTACTAAACTTCAACAACGGCATCCCCGATGAGGAAGAGCGTAATATTATTGAGAACCGCATAGCTGAAAAATTCAGCGGAAGTTCTAATGCTGGGCGTTTTATCTTGGCATTTAACGATAATAAGGAGATGGCAGCTACGATTGAACCCGTAAGCCTTAGCGATGCCTCCGAGCAGTACCAATTTTTGGCCGATGAGTCAATGCGTAAGCTTATGGTAGCCCACCGCGTCACGTCCCCAATGCTTTTAGGTATTAAGGATAATAGCGGTTTGGGAAATAATGCTAATGAGTTAGAGACTGCTTCAGTTCTTTTTGAAAATACGGTTATTGAACCGATGCAAGAGATGCTTATTGATGCCATTAACGAAATCTTGGCCTACAATGACATTTCCCTCAACCTATACTTTAAGACCTTGCGTCCGTTGGAGTTCAGTAAAATGAAGGTAGGCGATGCTGAGGTTATTGAAGAAGAGACTGGAGTAAAAGTAAAAGACCAAAAGAAATTTAGTAAGCAAGAGGAAGACCTAAAGATTCGTATTGCTGAAAGCCTTATTGATATGGGCGAGGAGATGGGGGATGAGTGGGAGCTAGTAGATGAGCGTCCAGTAGACTACGAGAAGGAAGACACCCACGATGCTCTTTGGAGTTTTGCCCGCGTCATTAAATCCAACCCCAACGAAACATCTGAGCAAGACACTAGCATTATCAAGGTTCGCTATAAATATGCCACTACGGGGCAAGCTAGAGGTGCTAGTAGAGATTTCTGCTATATGATGGAGAGCGCAAGCCGTGTTTACCGCAAGGAGGATATTGAGGCGGCATCGGGAGCTAACGCTGGCTTTGGCCCAAATGGGTCTTCTACCTATGACATCTTCCTATATAAAGGTGGGCCATTCTGTCAACACTACTGGATTCGCCAAACCTACCTACGCAAGAACAACACGCGTATATCGGTAAATGACGCGCGTAAAATGATTACACGCCTAGACCCAAGTTTGCGCGATGAGGCGCGTATTGAGCAAAACCCTAGTGAGGTAGCTACCGCACCTAGAGATTTTCCAGATGGCAATTATGGATACTTAAACCCGCCCGCGTGGCTAAAATAATATGGCAACTGCACTATTTATAAAGAGAGAAGATGTCGTGCGTAACACCGCGATGAGTGGAAACGTAGACACAGACAAGTTCATACAATGGATTAAGGTGGCCCAAGAAATCCACATCCAAAATTATCTAGGAACAAAGCTTTACGACAAGATTTCAGCGGACATCATTGCTAACACTCTAACGGGAGACTATCTGAGTTTAGTTAATGTCCACGTTGCCCCAATGCTCATCCATTTTGCGATGGTTGAGTACCTCCCCTTTGCTGCTTACACAATAGCCAACAAGGGGGTATACAAGCACGGAAGCGAGAACTCTCAGAACGTAGATAAGGAGGAGGTAGATTTTCTAGTTGCTAAAGAGCAAAAGATAGCCGACTACTACGCTAGAAGGTTTGTAGACTATATGGATTTTAACGCTTCTACAAAGTTCCCAGAATACTACACCAATAACAATGATGACGTATGGCCCGAAAAAGATGCGTACTTCTCAAGCTGGGTACTGTGAAGGCTACCTACCTACCAAAAGATAACAATATTGAGAAATTGAAGTTATTTATAAAATTAAAAAACAATGGCAGTTGTAAATAATACAATAGATTGGGGGCAAGGCGCTTCAAACAACGATATTGGTTGGGGGCAAGCCGCAGCCAACGCATCTGCTATATCTTGGGGATACATCCACGACATTAGTTATGGACATCCCGAAACGAATTTGTACGGAAACTTTGAGCAGACT